ACCAGCTGCACCTTCTAGAGTTGCTGTGCTAGCAGCTTTTGCTGGGCTTGCCTCATTGCCTGAGTAAGCCTCAGCAATCTTGAATGGGCTTAGTGCTTCTTCACCAGCTACAACACCAGCTCCACTGCTGCTATCTGCATAGCGAACACGTAGAGTGTGGATTTGTCCAACTGGACCAGTCATAGGTTGTACACCTACTAACTCGTTAGCAATAACGGTAGGCATAACGCGGCGAATCACTGGAAGGATTACGCGATTTAGTGTGGCAACGTTACCGGCAGAAGTAGCACCAGCTGTTGGGGACTCCATCAAATACTTGCGAGTATTTTCTAGCGTAACCGACATTACTGACTTTTTAGTGCCTTGTAGGCCTTCTAAAAGTGCTTCTTTAGTTTCTGCCCAACGTCCATTAAGTAGTTCTGACATTTAAATTTCTCCTTAAATTTTTAGTCCAGCGAGCTTGCGGATATCAATAATGTTTGTATCTTGCTCACTGCTACGGGTGGTGTTGGAAACTTTGTTTCCTGTGATTTCTTTAGCCTCTACTAGTGCCTGTTTTTGTTGTACTGGAGCTTTGCCAGCAACTACGGCTGGTAGATACTTGTCAAAACTTTCAACAAGTTTTGATGTTTTCACGCTTTCCATTAATTCGCTCATGATAGACTGTTGCTCGCGATTTAACGGTGCTAACAATTCATTCATAATAGCTTGACGTTCTTGACTCTCTTTGAGAGACTGAACTTCTGCTTTCTTACTTTCTATTACTTTTTGTGCCATGACAACATGAGCTTGCGCTTCTGTTAGTTCAGCAGTTTTCAAGTCTATGACTTTGAGTAATTTAGCAGTTTCTGATTTTTCGTTAAGGTACGAAGTTTGATATTCTGCGGCAAACGCCTCGAATAACTTGCGACCGAAATCTGAACGACGAGCAGATTCGATATCTTCTTTTAGACTTGTAATTTCAGTTGTTAAACCTTCTGTTACAAGAGTATCTACCATTTCTGCGGCACGTTGTACAAATGTTTCTTTTACCTTAGCTAGCTGTTCACGTCCTTCACGGACTAAACGTACCTTGGTCTCAGCAAGGTCTTGCTTGTCTTTGTAAAACTCAGCGATTTCTTGAGCCAATGCTTCAACTACGAAAGTTTCGAGCATGCCAAACTTTGATGCCATTACTTTTTGATCTTCGTGTAGCTCTAAGACTTCACTAGCTAATTGGCGAGTAACAAATTCCTTCATTAATGCGGCATCAGCTTGCATCTTTTGAGCGTACTTAACTTTCATTTCTGAAAGTTGATTACGATCGTCAGTAAATTCAACAATTTCTTGTGCTAATTGATCTGTGATCATTTTGTCAACAGCTTCAATCATCACTTGTTTGTCATGTTCGTATTTTTGTGAAAATTCTTCGCGTAGTTGTTGAGTTAGAACTTCGCGGGATTCGCTAATGCGTTTCTCGAAAGCCTTCTCAAGTTCTGCTTGGATCTCTTCTGAAATCACATTGTTTTCAAATAACGTTTTAAGTGCTTCCAACATGTGATTCTCCTTTTATTGGAGTTTGCTTATTATACCTAATAAGCTCTCTTTGAGATATTTCTGTGCTTGTGGGTCACCTTTCACCTCTTGCGCTATACGTAAGGCATTATAACCACCACGATTATTCATCAGGTGTTCATAAATTGGTGTAGGATAAGCTCCCGGAGCACTAGGTTGAGCCACCATATCTACTGTGATGATCTCAAAATCCGATACTTCTCCGGAACCGTCAGACTTAACGTTTCCAGATCCTCTACTAGAGACACCTAATTTCACTCCGCTTTCCAGCATTGTGCGAATTAGTTGTCCCATTGGAGTAGGTAAAATTTTTAATTTACCATAACCATTTGGACCATCCATCCACATATTAACAATCATATGCGATACACGGTCCAAATTAATTTTTAGATCATCAGGATGATCCACTTCTCCGAGTACGCTATAGCCGTTTTGAATCTGATCGTTAAGGGTTTTGACAGCCTTGCCAATCTCATTCACAGGATAAACTCGTTGATTTGCGTTTCTAATACCACCTTGGATACAGATACCGCTCATGTACAAGTTCTTTCCTTCTTTGTCATCAGATTCAACCACGATTTTAGCTTGGTCGAAACTTAGATTTTCTCGGAGATATAACATTAAGTTATCCTATTATTTTGCGCGAGATTTAACGCCGTTTAGTGTGCTACCAGCTGACTTGTCAGCTTGTTCAGCGGCACCTTTCTTCTCTGCGCCATGTCCTGGTTCACGCTTTTTAAAGCCTGTCTTGCCAGCATTTCCACCTGGAACGTTGATGTTACCAGTCTTCATGTCTTGTGGCTTGTTGCTTGATAATGCGCTACCTTGAACAGTTGTCTTAGCACCAATATCACTTGATACTTCAACGTGTCCTTGAGCAATATTAGCAGTTGTGCCGCCCATATCGTTCTTGCCAGCAACTACGGATTTAGTATTAGCACCGTTG